TTGGTGACCGTGCTTCTATCAAGCAACATTCGTTTATCAAAGAGTTCAGAGGGATACATACATTGACTCCTGCGTTGGCTAACCTGCTTATATTTTGTATCTCATTTTCGACAGTAGTGATATCTCTCTTTTCGGTATCAGAAGATATCACCCCATCCTTCGTGAAATTTTCACGTAACGTCAAGGGTAATCCTCTTTCGTGCTGACGCAAAGACACAGTTCGACGATCTCCTCCCACACCTTTGTGAGATTCAATGTACATGTGATACATCTCTCTGTTGAGTTCGAGAAGGTCTAAGTCGTACTCTCGTATGAAAATATACGCCATCAAATTTCTCGTGTCTTGAGGCGTGAGTACCACACCATCGGTGGTGACTTAGCCTGTGAAGTGACGCGGGGATGCACGACTGCATTCGGCCAACAGTGTGTCTTATACCCACACAAGCCACACTCTTTAGGTAAGACTTTATTGCCTGTACGTATCACTTCGCCCTTACGTTTGTACGTTTCAAATTCGTCTGTGTACGGACGGAACATTTCTACGTCAGGGTTGCTAAGAAACTTTATACGTTTTTTAGCGTCTTCGAGGTACTGCTCTTTGTCTTCACCCATCCAGTCGTATGTTTCTACTACAGCAACTTCACCACTCGACTTGTTAACAACGATCCAGCCGCCAAACGGTAGCCCTACCGCTTCTGAGTAGAGGAAGCCCTGCATAATGTAGCCGAAGGGATCGTCCGTCTTCATGGCCTCGTAGCCGCCGAAGCCCGTAAACTTATTCTTGAAGGCCCAGTCACTTGCTGACTTGATGTCCCACACTTGTTCGACACCTGCACCGTCACGTATGATAACATCGAGCGTGCCTGTGATGTGATGCCCGTCGAGATCGAGTTTGACCTCTCGCTGGTAGTCGACGATGTCGATACCGGCCTCTCGCATAACAAGCATCATAACGGCTTCTGTGATGTCACCATACAAGAAGCGCATGACACTGTTGTACTGCATCGTCTCTTCGATGCCGTGCTTCTCACAAACTTGTTGGCAGAGGGGCTTACCGAGTCCGGACATTCGTATGCGATAACTTCGCTCTCGTCCGCCCAGTTGTTTTATAACTGCAGTCTTACAGTCTTCAACAAACAAATCGACGTTAGCCGGGGAGAGTTTTGTCTCCCCCCGGATAACCTTCGTCATGTAGTCTTGGATGTTAAGCAGCGTTGGCATCTTTGAAGTCCGCCGCGAGATCGTAGTCCTCGTCGGCTAACTGCTTCTTCGATGCCTCACCATGCTCTTTCAGGATCATTTGATTGTGACCGTTGATGGTCTCCTCGAACTTGATCATCAAGTCCTTGTCGTCCGAATCTAGTGGTACGGTATCCACTAACGTCGGCACAGGAGTCCAGTAGATCACACTACCGCGTTTATTTTTATGTGTCCGCAGTAAGACACGACACTGACACATCAGCTTACTCTGGTTCGACAGACTGCCGATGAAGTCTGCTATAGGCTTGAAGCCTGACTTCTTAAAGTAAGCGACGAACGGCAATTTATCGAGCTTGACAGGATTACCCGCAGAGTCTTCGAAGTCTCCGCTGATCTTCCCATAAATTACTTGATTGCAGACGACGCTACGAGAAAGAAGAACACGGGGATCACCCTCGTCTAGGGACTCCTCCTCGTCTCTTGACAGTCGTCCACACTTATTACCGCCACTGCTGTCGGGAAACGATGCACGAAGAGAGTCGGTCTGAACAGACTTCGCCGCGAACCCGCCACGCCCGTCGTTCATCTCTGAGTCCCACACGCTATACTCGAAGCGCCGCATCAAGGGCTGGATCGTAACCTCTTTTGCATAGACGTTTCGACCATCGACCATCATCTTCCAGTTTCCCCGCGTGAGCGGTTCCCCATCATCCGATTCCTGATCGTAGTTAATTCCTAGTCGGGGAAGACCTACACGCTCCTTTGGTGAGTCGTCTGCCTGTCCCGTTAGGCGCATAATTTCCTTGAGGTCATCACCGCCGAGTATTTCTACCATTTCTGTCCCATCCATAATCCTTCTCCTTTGTGGAAATATAGGGTGTATGATATCTTATAGTTCTACTTCATGTAAGTCAAGCCAGTTTTTTCCGATCTTCAATTCTATGCCAACCGGCATGTCGTACGTCAAGCCGTAACGACGCATAGTCTCGAAAGGCAGCGACAGCATCGCGTGCTTCATCAAGTCGATGCACGTGTCCTTTTCATCCGGATGTACATCCATCACGATAGAGTCGTGAACAGTGTTACAAATCACGCTACGTATACCTGCACTCTTGACAACATTGTGTAATGAAACCAATGCGATAGGCAGTAAGTCAGCAGTGGCGAACCCCTGCACAGGATAGTTACATATCGCCGTACGATTTGTGGCTGTGCCGTATTCTGTCCAACGCGCATCGGGGAACGCGTACTCCCGACCGGACGGGAGAGCAATCACGCGCTCCGTAACAGCCTGACGCTGTAGCTCCTCGTGCCACTCTGTCACGCCAGCGTACTTGTCTTTAAACGCAGCGTAGTACCGCTTCTGATCCTCCGTGCCGGACGTGCCACCGTATAAGGGCTTGAACGTGTGAGCCTTCGCCTCTTGTCGTGTGCAGCCGATAACCGACGCTGTGTAGTTGTGAACGTCGACAAAGTTTCGCACGTCGGTGTATGCCTGTTCGTCCTTCGCAAGGAACCCTGCCACACGGAATTCTAACTGCGAGTAGTCCCCTTCAAGAATGTGACCACCACTGAAGCGACTTTCGACGACCTTACGTATTGCGAATGTCGAACCGCGTGGCATGTTTTGGAAGTTCGGATTGCGAGACGAAAGCCTACCCGTCGCCGTAACACACTGCATGAATTCAGGATGGATGAAACCCTTCGAGTCCACATTGTTCTTAATCCCCTCGACGAACGTGTTGAGGTAGGTACGCAGGGCGTTGTACCGCACGTACGACTCTACGAACTCGCGACCATCTCCTCGTAAGTCGTCCCGCCGTTCGTCGAGTGTGTCCTTATCCGTACGAAACCCTGCCGCCGCCAAGTCGTACGTCGAACGAGGCAGGAGCTTAAACCCCGCAACTTCACCCGTCGACTTGTATATCACGCCTGCACCGCCGCAGCCTTTACACTTACGAGCGAGTTTACTCGGAGTGCCGTCCTTACGCACGGGGCGGTTCTTTCCGTGACCGAGACAACCAGCACACCGCTCTGCACGGGTCTTGTAAGCAACTTCAGTCAAGCGACCGACATTACGATTGAACTCCTTACGTGACATACGTCGACGCATCTTAGGCTTGACCGTAGCGCCACGCCGTTCCGTACCCAAGTTGAACGTCGCTGCCCACTCCTGCTTATTCGTGACGCGACGGGAGTACAGAAGCATCGACCGATCATCCGGACTCGCAAGGTTGACAGGTGTGTCTCCTACCGCATCCTGTGCGAGTTCCTTGAGACGCACCTCTAAGCCATCCATCTCCTGCTTATACGCTCGTTCTATTTCTTCGAGTGTGTCGAGATTTATCTTCAAGCCCTCTTGTTCGATAGACGCGAGGGCGTCCGTCATCTCAAGCGACAGGCGCAGTGTCGGGACTAGCCCATTTTTTGTCTGCATAAATATCTCCGTATGTGGTGCCAAAGGCATCTAGCTGTTTGAGGGCTATCTCGTGTGTAGCGAGTACGTCAGCCCGTCCGTACTCTTCGATCACCTCCCACGGTATGTCGTAGAACGTGACCCCCTTCTCAAGATACGGCGCGACCATGTCCTTCTCTTTCTTGGTAACGTCATACTTTTCTGCAAGAGCAGCAAGTCCAAGAGGCCAACGCCTCGCTCGTGATAGAATATACTCCGCAACCATCGTATCATAAACTTCACCCTCGTACACAAATCCACACGCGCGTATCCACTGTAAGTCAAATTTAATGTTGTGACCCACAAGAATGTCACAAAAGTTCAAGGCGTCTTGAAATCTTGTGAACGCGTCAGGAGTGGGCGGTTCCGTCGAATGCGAGTAACAGTCGTAGTACATGTACGGCTCACGTATCCAGCGCCATCCTATCGATACAAGGCGATTGCCAAAATATGGTAGGGGGGTACTGCTGCCATTCGCTTTGGCCGTGTGCGTCGTTTCTACGTCGAATACGATACCGTTCATTCTTGCTCCTCGAATCTTAAGCGTGCGAAGAACTCCGCAAACTTGTATATCTGTTCTTCGCTTAGGTCAGGCCACCGCTTCCGTGCGGCCAGATACTCTTCGTCGAATAGACGCTTAAGTATCTCTTCATTTTGTTTGTTTTTCATACTACATACCATCTGCTGTCATAAGAAGAAAGAGACAGGCAAGACCTACATTGACAAGATCTAAGCCCGACACAAGAAAACCTATCGCTATCAGAGGAAAGAATATTGGAACCATCAGTAATACACTCCTCTGCGTACGTCGATCTGTGAGTTGATCATGCCGTGATAGCCGTTGAGCTTGTTCTTCGAAATACAGATGTGCCGCACGGTGTTCTCTACCTCACTCGATCCGGTCTTGCCGATACCGATGATGATGTCCGCCTCTCCCGCCTTACCCGTACGTGAGTTGTCGAGCATAGAGTAGTCAATAAATTGACGATCGTGAGCCTCGTAGCTTGCCTGACTGACGGCCCAGACAAGACACTTGTTGCGCTTTGCTATCTCGCGCGCAAGGACGTACGTTTGCTTGAGGCGCTCGTCACCACGATTATACTCACCGCCGATACGAAACTTATCTAGCTGATCAGCGAAGATGATGTCGGGCTTGTTGAGTTTGGCATAGTCATCGAGTTCTTCGATAGACGTACCCACCGAATCCATGATCGTCAGGTAAGGTGCTATCTCCTCTGCGTAGCGACGTACGAAGTCATCACGCATCGGACCACGCATTTCCGACTTGAATACAGCGAAGTACGACTGTGCGATACGCAGCATTATTTTCTCTGCCGGTTCCTCATTCGCCCAGTACGAAACCTTGAAGCCTTGCCGAACGTACGACGCCGCAAGGAACGAACAAAATGTAGTCTTGCCCACTTCCGGACGCGCAAACAAGATACCCAAGTTACCACGGTCGAGGCCGGGCAGATGCTCACGTATCAGTTCGAATTCGAAAGGGAAGTCGGGATCGCCCACCTCCTCGTCGATCAGGGCGTCGAGGTCGTTCGTGACGACACGATACGTCGTCTTGTCAGAAATCCGACCATCTTCGATAACGTCAATAATCTGACGCAGGGCACCGAAGTCTTCGCTTTCGCCCGTAAAGATTTCGATGGCCTTCTCACCTATCTGACGCGCACGGTCACGCAGCCAAAAGTTATTGACCAAGTCGAGGTAGAGATCGTGCTTGTCAGGACTACCCGGCTCTAGGGCAGTGATCAACTCGTGTGCCTTCTCCCGCGCCGAGTCGGGCATCGCCGGATTACGGTCGTTGAAAAGGGACAGTAGTTCTGACGTATTTAGGGTGGCGGCGTATTTTGTGTGTGAGAATACGATTGCGTCGTACACGTCCTTCATCTCACGCGTGAACATATCTCTATCGAGTATGTTCGACACCTTCGTGAAGAAGTCGATGTCGAGGCAAAACCCCAACACCTGTACGTCAATCGAGGTAGGATCGTATGAACTCATGTCGTTGTGTCCTTTCCATATTCTTCAAGTCTGTTCGTAGAACCATCAGGCGTGTCGGAACGTGCGAGTGAAGCGTTCGTACCATAGCAATCGCCTTGTCAGTGGCGTCTTTGTCGAGTGCGACGAACACTCTGTCATATTGTTTCAACACATCGATGTGTTGTGAAAGAAGATTAGTTCCAAGTAGAGCCACACCTACCGTGGTGCCATAAACAGAGCAAGCACTAGCGCAATCTTCCACAAGAACAGCACTGGATGCTCGACCACATATGAAGGGGTGTTTACTACTACTGTAACGATACCACTTAGGTGTTCTTGCATCTAACGATCTCCCTACTGCATCTACAACTTTCCTTCCGTCCCGTATCAAAAACACCACACGGTTCATTCGAATATCGTAGCGCAAGTCTACGGCCCCGGCGAGGTACGCATCATACGCCCCCACCCTACGCAGATAGAGTTCTGCGTCGAGGCTTCGACCGACCGATACGAACGTGTCCGGCATCTCAAATTCGGAAAATCTATTGGTAATGGAAAGAGGTTGTTGTTTAGGTGTGAATATGTCTTTCGACGTATCCTTCGACAATGTCACCCCCGTTCGGCCCGACACGTTACAATCTGCATGAAAACAGTACCACAGCC